ATTTGATAAGTTTTTTAGTGTGGCATACCCACCTAGTGGTCAGGAGTTTGAATACATACCACTACCCGACCAAATAAAAAAGTTTATTAAAGAACAATTAACCAAAGCTAAGAGAGAGGGTGCAGACATGGGGGAACCAAAAATTAGGTATGAAACTGGTAGACCTTTTTGGAATGATATACCTAAGGAAGAAAATGAATAACAATATGTTGTGCCTAAGTTGTAAATAAACACAACATGTTGGTGTATAATGGAAATACTGTTTTATGGCAAGAAAGAAAGCATCTTTAAAATTACAGAAGTTTAAAAAGCTCTATCTCGAAGGAGCTACAGCTACCGAGGCGGCATGGCAAGTTTACAACTGTAAGAACCGACGTGTAGCTGGAGAGATAGGTCATCAAAACTTGAAAAGGCTTGATTTTGCGACGTTATTAGAGGAAGCAGGTATTACAGATAAACGCCTTATCGATAAAGTTTCAGATGGTCTTGACGCAAAGAAGGTAATAAGCTCTTACGGGGGTAAGAATGCAGACGCTTCAACAACAGATTTTATTGAGGTACCCGATCACCCAACACAACACAAGTATCTTGAGACAGCTTTAAAACTTAAAGGTAGGGGTCAAGCTAACGCAACAAACAGTATTCAAGTGAATGTACAACCAATCATGCAAATTAACCCTAAGGTGGAGGAGGGTAAGGATGACTAAGTATATAGATAAAAACCAATGCCTTTTGTAAAAACCACAGCGACAACTAAAATAACGAAATTAAGGAAACGTATTAGAGCTGTATCAGGTGGTACTAGTGCTAGCAAGACGGTGAGTATACTTATGTGGCTGATAGCGTATGCACAACACCCGGATGTTAGGAACGAGCTTATAAGTGTAGTATCTGAGACAATGCCCCACTTAAAGAGAGGTGCCATGCGTGATTTTCTTAATATAATGCAACAACATGGTTATTATCAGGAGAGTAGTTGGAATAGGAGTGATTTTATTTATCTTTTCCCTAATGGCAATAAGATAGAATTTTTTAGTGCTGATATGCCTAGTAAAGTAAGGGGTCCTAGACGTGATGTACTATTTATCAACGAGGCTAACAATGTACCTTATGAAACCTTTACACAGCTAGAAATTAGGACCAAAAAGATTATTTGGTTAGACTGGAACCCTGTTAGCGAGTTTTGGTTTTACAAGGATGAGAACAATAAACCCAATATTATAGCAAGACCCGACTGTGACTTTATTACACTGACCTACCTAGACAATGAGGCACTAGATCAAGCTATTGTTAAAACAATAGAAGCGAGAAAGGGTAATAAAACATGGTGGAAGGTGTATGGTAAGGGGGAACTGGGAGAAGCAGAAGGAAGAATATATACAGGCTGGGAGTTCATTGATGGAATACCCCACGAGGCAAGGTTGGAGAGAGCGGGGCTTGACTTTGGTTATACAAACGATCCTACATCTATTGTTGATATATACTATTACAACGGTGGCTACATTATAGATGAAGTTTTGTACCAAAAAGGCTTGAGTAACAGGCAGATAGCCGATGTGTTAAATGGTAGAGAGCTTAGACCACTTGTTTATGCAGACGCTGCTGAGCCTAAAAGTATTGATGAAATAAAGCTATATGGTGTTCCTATCTTACCAGCTAAGAAAGGGCAAGGAAGCATACTTCAAGGTATACAATATATTCAAGATCAAAAGATTAGTGTTACAAAGAGAAGTTTAAACGTAATCAAGGAGTATAGAAATTATCTTTGGGCTAAAGATAAGAACACCGAACAAAATTTAAACAAGCCTATAGACGCTTTCAATCACAGTATGGACGCTATAAGGTACGGCTTTAGTGTTCAGATAGTAAAAAACCAACAGGAAAAAGAATATATACCACAAAACGATTTAACAGCATATAAGGATATGTTTTAACTTGAAAACCTACAAGTATTTTATTACTTGTAGGTTATGGCTAAAGATAAGAACAATAATTTTCTTTCAGAGAAAGATAGTAACCTATTATCACAGTTGGTTAAAGACCACTATTCAAGAAGTGTAGATGACATGGACCAGAGAAGACTTAGGAGAAATGGTTGGAATGATGTTTTAAAAGCTTATCACGGTGTGTTTCCTAAAAACTGGGTATATTTATCAAAAGTAAATGACCCTATTATCAGAACGACAATCATAGAAAAGACGGCACGTCTTTTCAATGGAAAGTTAAGGGGTAGGCTTGTACCAAGAGAAACTGGGGATGTTGTAAAAGCCAAGATTAATAATGCTATTCTTTCTTACCAGTGGGACAATGCACAAAAAGGTGGGTCGATGATTGAGAAATGGGCTTTGATGGATATGCAAACGAGGTTATACGGTGCATCCTTTGCTCGTGTTTACTGGCATACAGATTACAACGAAGAGGGCGAGTTGGTATATGAAGGTAACGAGTTTAAGGTACTTGACCCAAGAGATATATTTGTAGATTACACAGCTACCCATGTTAAAGACGCCAAATGGGTACAACTAAGGGAATGGAAAACAGTAGAGGAGTTAGAGGATGTTAATAAGAGTTATACAGATAGAGGTTTAAAACCTCTATATAAGAACATTGAGTGGTTAAAAGACAAGATAGAGAATAAGACAGGTGGGGAAAGAAGGTCTGCTAGATATGAAAGTCAACTAAAGAACATTAGAGGACTTGAGGATAGGGTAGGGACTGATAGTGCTTTTCCAGTTATTGAGGTAGTAACAGAGATGAGGAAAGACAAATTTTATTGTTTTTCACCTAGATATAACATTTTACTTAATAATGGTTATGATAACCCTTATGGTGCAACGATACCTATTGTACAGTTAAGATACTACCCTGTACCCGATGATTATTATGGTGAGAGTGAGGTTGAAAGTGTACTACCCGTATCAAGAATGATAAATTCTATACTATCAGGTGCAGTTGATGAGGGTAACATAACAATGAAGCCTCCTGTTAAGGTAGCACATTCCGACGCAAGTGTGAGAATTGACACAATAGTTTATGGTCCAAACGTTATATGGAAGACAGGTAGTAGTGTTAATAATGTTGTAGAACATCAAACTAATGGTGCTTTTATTAAAAACTTTCAAACCTTATATAGTGCAGGAAAGAGTATATTTAATAGTGCAATGGGTGATAGTAGTTTAGCAACATCTACAGTAGACCCTTTTGGAAATGGTGATAAAACAGCAACAGAAATTAAATCATTAGAGAAGCAAAAACTATCAAGAGATCAATACAACCAGTTATACCTTGAGCAAGCATTAAAAGATCAGATGATGCTTTGGCTAAAGAATAACCAGAGATACTTATTTGCAGATAAAACAAAAGAGGTAAAGATCATAAGGATAATAGGTAAAGATATGCTAAAAGACTTTAAAAATTATAAACTAGATCAATACAGCAGTGATCCGGAAGCTATACAAGAAATAGTTAAATTTATAGATGAAAACACGGACATTACAGACGAAGAGCTAAAAATACTTTTAAAAATGAGTAGAGTACCTAAAGTACCAGTTGTTGAGGGGAAAAATATACATCCTAAATTAGAGATGGACGAAGAGAGTGAAACAGGTGTTCTTAGAATAGAACCCGAAGACCTTGATGGATATTATGACTATATTCCAGACGTTAATAGTTTAGCTTTAGGCACAGCAAAAGAAAGACAGAATGGTAGAACTAAAGCCTTAGAGGTTGCAATCAACCCACAGATTTCATCTAAGTTACAACAAGAAGGCTATACTTTACAAACAAAAGAGCTTGTTGTACAAGTCTTAGAAGATAGCGGATATAAAGATCCTGACAAATTTGTACAGAAAATAGATGAGCAAAAAACTAACATTGCAGGAAGCGGAAACATTGAGACAAGCCAGCCTACTAACGGAGTTGCAGAAGCACAAGGGGTGGGAGCTAGCAGTAGCGTTGTTAACACAAATAGCCAACAGCAAGTACCCCAACCCACAGGACAAATCTTATAAATACAACCCTTTCAAACAAATAGAAAAAGATTACATCTTCGCTACAGGTGGAACTAACTTAGTAAAACAATTTAATTCTATTATTAGTCAACAGGAAGAGATAATGAATAACCTTTTGAAAAAAGAAAAAGAGGATGATGAAGGGGAAGAGCCAAGCTATGCAATCTAACACTAACCAAAGCCAACCTATAATAAAGGAAACAGAGGGTGGGATAGAGATAAAAACAAAGATAGGATACATTGAACATAAACATGAGTGGTATAAAGAGGGTAAGTGGGTAAAGTGTAAGACCTGTACTATGCAACTTATGGATGACGATAATACTTTTCTTAAAACTTATGACAGCAAAAGAGTATCAAAGTAATATAACAGAGGGCGTCCTAAAGACACTTAGGGAGATAAGGGATGGTAACCAGTTGATGTTTGATTATGTACTAAAAAGTGGTATTAGTCACCCCTCTTTATACAGTTGTGCTGTACGGGGGTGGGAAAGAACTATAGATGTACTTGATAAGCTAGAATGGGGTAATGAGCCTAAGGAAATATCAAATGGTGCCTGGAGTAAGTGGGGACACAGGAGAAAAACAAAAGTAAGTTTCTTTGACTAATATACAAGCCTATAGTATAATTAAGGTATGAAAAGGTTAGCTAAGTTACTTGTAATGTTGTTACTAGCAACTGCATTATTTTTATATCTTTTAAGCAACAAAGGGTACTTTAATGCCCAAAAGTCTACCACAAAACACGTACCAGTAGGACAACCACAACCTAGAAGATATGTATTAGACGCAATGACTATTGAAAACTTAGTTAACGACTACAGGGAGGAGAAAGGGCTACCAAGACTTATACACGATGATAACCTTTGTGTTATAGCAAAGGAACGAGCTAAGGAGATAAAGACAGATTACAGTCATGCAGGTTTTGAAAGAAGGTGGGGTACTTTTAAGTATAAGAGGATTAGTGAAAATATATTACATGGGTCTATTAGTAATTACGCAGCTTTAAAAAACTGGGAAGGGTCCCCTGCACACAATGCTGGTATGCTTGACACTGAGGTGGATAGAACTTGTGTAGCTGTTAATGGCACTTATGTAGTACAGTTGTTTATAAGGTATTAATTTTATAAGTTATTTTTGCCTCATAATTTTTTATGATAAGATGTTATTATGTTAGATCGCCTAACCAGTAAACACGAGGATTATTTACACATCCTATGGCAAATATCCCTAGTTTTAGGATATATAAACGCAATAATAGACTGGTTTCAGACTGTATTTCAAACTGCAAGGGATGGTAACGCATTAGGTTTTGTTGTACTAATAGTGTTACAATCTTTATGGCTTGGTCTTAATGGTATCCTTGGGGCTATAATGGTATTTTTAATTCTCCTTTTAATAACAATAATACCGTACTTGATAATCAGGGGTATCACCAAGTAGAATTTGCGTTTGATTATGTTGCGATCCTATACTTTTTTGTTAGTTTTTTTGACAAACGCCTCTCTTTTTATCTGTGTTCTTTTTTTATTTTCTTAAACGAGTCTCTTTTTGTGTAAGGCTTATTGAAGATACTTTGTTTCATGTATAGTAATTATATTATATTTAACATACCAAGACACCTAAGTGTGGGAGGTCGCCCTTCCTACCTTCCCAAGTAAATACAATACCCAGTAAGTAGAGAAAGGGGTAACCACTCAAGACTTGTGCCTTGATTAAATGTCGACGATTATTTACTTTAGCTAAAGGGTTTTTATACCAAGCATACCTAATATGTTTGGTCGAGCCTTGCATTTATTTATACTGCACCAAGTCTACTGAGGTCGCCCATGCAGTTATGAATACATATAGAACAATTAACAAAAGGTTTGCAACTACCAGTTTAAGTGTGTTATACGTATAGGCGGTTAGACCTCAACTTAATTATGATATCTTCATACCCTGGTTAGTTGCCCCAGAGGTCTAGCCAATTTAAGTAACCCCTTGCAAACCTATTTCTATATTTACTATATATAGACTATGGCATTTTCAATGACAGGTAATTGGAATTTAGGAAAAGTAAATTTACCCGAGTTTGGGCTAAGTGAGTTTTTTGCAGGAGGAAACCCACAAAGTACAGGTAGTAAATCTGGAGTAGACTATATTACACAGGCTACTACACCTACTAATGTTAACTACAATAGGTTTGCTCCTTTGAGTGACCCAAGGAAAAACAGTAGTAATGATTACGGAAGTGTAAAGGGGGCTTCTACAAGCTCAAGTAGTGGAACTATAAACACAGCAGTAGATAATCCTGGAGACAATGGTAGTAGTAAAACAATAATGGGGTACTCCCCCAGTGATTATTACGACAGGTTAGGTGGTGCTTATTCTGAAACCTTAGGAGCTTTAAATAATACAGAGAATAGACTAAGGGGTGATTTTAACAACCAAGTAAAAACAACTACAGACCTTTTTAACTCGCAGATACCTCAAATAAACCAAGCTAAGGACAAGGCTTTAAATGTTATACAAGATGCACAAACTGCAAGTGAACAAGGAAGTAGAAAAGCTGTAGATCAAGCAAGAAACTTAGGTGGACAGCTAACTCAAAGAGCAAATAACTTATTTGGTAGTGGTGCTTTAAGTGGTGTTGGTGAAGCGGCACAGGAGATATATGGAAGAGAACTACAAAGAAACATAGGCTCTATACATCAAAACTTAATAAACAATATTACCCAGCTAAACAATGAAAGAAAAAATGTTGAAGTTGAGTCAAATAATAAGATACAGCAAGTACAAGTTAAACTACAGCAAGCTATAAGTAATCTACAATCACAACTTAGTGCAAGATTATCAGATGTAGATAGTATGAGGGGTGAAATAGCTAGTAGAAGAGATGAAATAAAACTTGACCTTATGAGGGAGTACAGAACTAGAGCAAGACAACTACAGGATGAAGCAAGGGGCTTTGCACAACAGATTGCTGTTGAAACAGGCAACGCCACAAGATACCTCGATACACTTATGGGTCAATATAATGAAGCATTACAAGGTGCAAGTACAAACGCTTTTGACAGTTCAAGGAATGTTATAACAGATGCTTTTAATAGAAGCGGTGACTACTCAAGTAATATAGGTTCAACATCTAACAGTAACCCAAGCATGGTTTTATCTGGTTACAGAAAACCTATAGACGAACAATCCTTTTAATTGAAAACCTATACTCTCCTTTTGTATAGGTAACCTATGGCAGATATATCAAATATAAGCAAGATTGTAAGAAATCGTGTAAAAGGGGCTATACGTAAACTGGATAATTCTACAAACATTGATGAGAGGATAGGTAATGCATGGAATAGGAGCAATTTTAACCCTAATAGAAAGCCTTTAAACCCAACACCTAAACAAAGTTTTTATTACAACCCAAGCAAGTATAGGGCTAACCCTGTTACTAAAGCTGGAGCTTTTGTACAAAGAGGATTAAACGCTACAGCAGATAGAAGAATACCCACACCATTTTCTCCTACAGAAAGTAGCTCAAGCTTTCCTAAAGCACTAGCAAATGCTGGTGTAAATATACTTAATAGTAGTCCAGTTAGGGAGATACCAAGACAAGTAAGAGATGTTGGTAACTCCTTAGGGTCTTTAGCCTTTGACAATATAAATTATCAAAGACCTTTTACAGCAGACTCTAAAGCTTTCCAGTTTGCAGAGAATGCTGTTTTACCATTTAGGGAACAATGGGCTAGGGACCAGCTAAAGGCTAACCCTTTAAAGTATGGATATAAGACAGCTGGTAACTTAGTAGGTGCTTTTTCACCAGCCTTATTTGCAACTGGTTTAGAAAACCCAGCCTTGATTGCAGGGCAACAGGCACTCGGAACAGGCTTAAACTATATTACAGGGGGTAAAGATAGAAGCTTAGGCAGAGCATTTAATACATCAATACAAGGACTAGATAAGAGTATACCAATGGCAGGTGTCATGGGCGGTACCAACGAGTATGTAACTACTGTAGGTAGTAAACTCCCAATAGTACAAAAACTTGCATTAAGGTCAGCGGCAAATGTAGGGCAAGGAATACTTATAGATAAGGCTAGTGATTTAAACACGACAGCTATGAGTATTGCTATAGATGCACTTATGCCTATAGGTGGTGAGGCTTTATCAGGCGTATTTAAAAAGTCAGTAGGAGATAGCACAACAAGACTACTACAAATGCCAGACGGTAGTTATAGGTGGCAAAAAGCAAGTGGTGAGTTTACCTTTAAACCAAAGTATATAAATATGCTTGAAAAGGCAGGGTTTAACTTTACAAGGGATACAAAAGGCAAGATAAGGGCTATTGATTACAAGGGGGCTTTATTAAGTAAAAGAGGGGCTGTAGATTTTGGTGCTAAGGTAGGTCAGCCTGAGGATCTTATCGAGGAAGCTAAGAAGTATAAGAGTGCAGAGGAGTTTATTAAGGCACAATCACTTTATCATGGGACACCTAATGAAATTAAGGGAGGAAAACTTACTTTTGGTGCAGGAGATCAGCTTAAAAAAGGTGGTTATATGGGAGGTCATTTTCTTACAGATACTCCAGAAATAGCAGAAGGATTCAGTTTTGGAGGTAAAGTCTATCAAGCACCTGGAAATATTAAAAATAAAGTATTAGATGTAAACGCAAATAAAAAAATGTTTGAGGATTTTATAGGTAAAAAATATAAAACAATTGATGGCGAAACAGTAGATTTTACAAGACAAGACTTTGATTATATGTTTCCTGGTGGCAAAGCAGACTGGTCAACTCTTAATACTGATTTAGCTGAACAAGTTGCTAAAAAACAAGGGAAAATAGGTGTAGCTATTCCAGAATATGCAAACGGAAAACAAGGAATGACTTATCAGATATTTGAAGACAACATACCAGTCTATACCAAATCCCAACTAACCGACATCTACAACCAAGCTAAGGGGGCTAGTGATAGTGTTGGTAATTTCTCTAAACAAGCAAAAAACCTTATTAAACAAGAAGTAGAAAGGCTTAAATCACAAGTAGGTGGTGTTGGTATTATTAAAAAAGGCGAGGACTTTACTGGCGGAGGTTATAGGTCGAGCTTAAATCCACAATGGTATAGAGATTTTTTTGCAGAATATGGTAGAAAACCAAGTGAAAAACAGTACAGGGAATTAGCTATTAAGAACCTAAAGACGGGGGAAGTAGACGGATTGTTTAATACTCCTGGTGTTTTGAAATATAACAGAGATATTTTAAATAAACCACTAGACAACATAGACAGACAAATAAATGCTAAACCTATTACAGAAAGGGAAGCTAACAAGCCAGCTAAAAGGAATTTATCGGGGTTGCTTAGCTATCAAGACAACCTTGTTAAAGGTGGCTTGCCTGTAAGTGAGGCTGATAAGATAAGTTATGGACAATACAAAAAGGGTGTAAAAAGTGGTAAGTTAAGTAACTTTTTACAGAATGTACCTGAGAATGTTGATAATACAGTTAAAAGTAGTAGACCAAGAACAATACAAACAAACTTTCCAACACCTGACGGACCAATAGATATAAATACAAAAACAGGTATTAGAGCAGAGCTAAATAAAATACTCAAACCTATTAAAAATGCACCAAAAGAGGTACAAAAAGAAATATCAGACTGGGGTAGTAGGATACTTACTGGTAGAACTAAAGCAAACGAGGTAATTAATAGGTTTAGTGGTATTGATGAAAAAGATGGCTGGAAGTTTATAAAAAAGTTTCAAGACCCTAAAGCAAAAGTTGATTTAGGTGGCAAATATGCAAAAGAAATGTCTGACCTTAGAAACTATTACAACAGTATAAGAAAGGAAGGTATAAGAAGAGGTTTAGATATTAACTATTTAGATAATTATTTAAACCAAGTGTGGAAAAACCCGCCAGAGGAAGTTGATAAGGCTTTAGCAGAATATATGAAAAAGGGTAAAGGTTTAGGAAAGAACCCAAGTTTTACTAAACAAAGAAAATTTAAGACGTATGAAGAGGGTGTTGCTTATGGTTTAACACCTAAATATACACACCCCGGGCAGTTAGCAGCTCACTATAGGTATCAGTTAGAAAGAGCATTAGCAAATAGAGATTTAATAAGCCATTTAAAGAGGTTAGGGGCTATTGTTCCAGCAGATAAAGCACCTACAGGTTGGAGAACTATTGATACACAATTAGTTCCTGATATGGATGGGTTTAGAGCTGAACCAAATATCGCTAAGAGCTTAAATAATATGTTTACTTTAGATAAAGGTAATGCCTTTTTAAGGACGGGGGCAAAGGTTTCTAGAGCTACTATGGAAGTTAGCATGAGTGGTGGGGTGCCAAAAACACCTCTTAATGCATTTACTATAGCAAATATGATAAAAGAGTTTACAGCAGGTAGGTTTAAAAGCCCTACACAGGCTTTTTTCACAGCTATGAGTGATAAGAAAACAAAAAACTTCTTCAAAGAAAGAGCCAAGTATTCAACTATGATGGCGGAGGAAGGTATAAGAAGTAGATCAACTGTGGATTATAACAAAGCTTATAAAAACTTATTAGAAGCAGAGGCACCAAGGGGGGCTGGTAAAAAATTTGCAGATTGGTGGCACACAGCAATGGAAGAGCCTACTTTTAACAGGTTTATGCCTATGTTAGAAGTCAACACTTTTAAAGACACTTACGATAGGGGTATAAAAGAGGGACTTACACACGAAGAAGCAAGAAAGCTTGCAGGAGATACAACCAAAGCATGGCACGGTGTTGCTGATAAACTTTCAAGAAGTAAGGATGTTGAAAATGCCCTTTCTACTATTTTCTTTGCACCTACATTTAGAGAAAGTATGCTTAACTTTTGGGGTAAGAACATTAAGGCTCTACTTCCTAAGAATTTAACAAACCCAGCTTACAAGTACAATAGGAAATACTTAGGGGGTGTAGTGTTAACTTATGTACTTTATGATTTATTAAATAAACAGCTTACAGGACACTATATGCACCAAAATAAAGGGGGTAAAGAGTTTTTTCTTGAAATACCAAGAAAAAATAATAGGAGCTGGTTTATACCACTTCAACCAAGTATAGCAACAGTACCAAGAAGAGGTTTAGAAATTGGTGGTGCATTAAGAAAGGGTGATGTTAGAACAGCTACACAAAGGGCTGGTAGTTTTTTCAGCCAACCGTTAAATGTTGGTAGCTCTCTATTAACTAATAGAACATTTTATGGTGGTCCTATTTATAAAAAGGAGGACACAGTAGGTGGAAAGGTTGGAAAGCTTGCAGGGTACACCGCAGAGGAGTTGGCTCATCCTTATATAGGCGGTCCCATTGCAGTTGCACAAGGTAGAAAAACACCTACAGAAGCTTTAATGAGTACCTTAGAATTACCTGTATACCCAAGTAAAAGCACAAGTACTAAAGGAGTAAAACTCGGAAAGCTATTTGGTAGTAATAAAGTTGATGCTTCCAGGGGTGCAGGGGCAAGTCTACCAACAAACACAAAAGACCTAGCATCTCTCTATGGTAATACAAACAAAATCATAAATAGTTACAGAGAAAAGAAAACAGATATTTTGTATAACCCTAAGTATGACCAAGCTACAAGAGATAAAAAACTTCAAGAGCTACAGAATAGCATGGACACAGCTATGGGGTTTAAAAGACAGATAGAAAAGGAAAGACCTGATCAAATACTTGATATAGGTGTGATGACTTACAGCAAGGACGGTAGCCAAAGTACAGAAGCTAGGGGTGAATGGGTAATTAAACAACTCGAAAGTGTTGGTGAAGATGACACAGCTCTATCTGATGTTGTAAATAAGTTATATGAGGGGAAAGTTTTAACTAAGGGTGTTGTTAAGTACCTAAACGATCAAGGGTTTAATATTACAAAATACAACTATGGCACAGGGTTTAGATATTTAGGTGGTGGTAGTGGTAGTGGTAAATCATCAAAATACCCAAACAAACTTAAAGGTGTTTCAAGTAATGTAAAAATTGGGAGCATAAAAACATCACCTTACTATTCCAAAGGAAAATTATCATTTAATAGTTTAAGAAAAAGTAAACCGATTACACTTGGATCATTAACTACAAGTACTCCTGACGTAATATCAGCTAGTGAGCTTAAAGCTTTAGCAAATCCAACAATAAAACTTACTCCTTACAAGTAAAAACCCCTTAGAACGCAAATGAGAGTGTTTTGGCTTACCTAAGGCGGTTGCAAACCTATTTCCACTTTTGCTATGTATTAACTAATGGTTTCGGTGATGCTCGCCGACAAATTAGAGCAGTTTAGCAAATTTACAAAAAAATATGGGTACAAAGAAAGATCCAAAAGACGTCCTTGAGGACGTAGGGCAAGAGGAGGCTAGTCAAGATATTAACCCCACTCCTGAGGAGATACAGGAAGCACCAATGCCTAGTGCAGAAGAAACCACTGAAGTAACCGAACAGGATGAGCTACCAGAAAATTCTAGTGATCGGACTAAAGAACAGTTTGAAAAGCTAACAGACAAAAACAAGGAGTTAGCCAAAAGACTGGAAAAGTACGAACGCAAAGAAAAATATGGAGACTCGGTGTTAGATACACCAAATGGTCAACAAGTGCCAAAACTTGATGACTTTTCGCACCTTTCAGAGCAACAAGCTGGAAATATTGCACAGGACTTCGTTGATAACGAGGGAAATGTTGATATTCAAGGCTTAAATAGTGCTTTGCGACAAGCTAATGTTAGAGCAGAGCAAGCCGAGAGAAGAGCAAACGAAGTTGCACATTCTATAAAACAGTTAGAGCAACAAAGACAACTTGAAGAAGCCTACAAAGAGGCTACTTGGTTAGATCCTGGTGCAGAGGACTTTAACGAAAAAAGGTACAACTTAGTACGAGATCGTTTAACGAGGTACTACACACAAGGTAAACAACCAAGACTTGTAAATGTTGTTAGAGAAGTTTTATCTGATTTAGATGAAACATCAAAGGCAACAGCACAGGATAAAAAGCAAGCTGTTAAAGAGTACAAAAAGGTGCAAACAGCGAAAGCAAGAGCATCTAATGTACAGACAAGCACCGTAAGGGGACAACCTGAAACAAGCAGGGATACCAACCTTGTCTTAGAGGCAAGAAGAGGTAATAAACAGGCTTTGAGAGATAGGTTGAAAGCTTATGAAAGTGGCTTGAAAAAATAATTATTAAATTGATTAAGGAGATCATACTATGTTAGTCACGTATCAAGATAGTACACGTAGAGAAGACTTACTTTCTATTCTGAAAGATATAAGCCCTTTAGACGGTAACTATCTATATGACAACTTAGGTACAACTAAAGCTTCGGGAACACTACACGAGTGGACTACAAGACACATCTCACGTGCAACATCTGTTACACATAGAGCTGAGGGTTTTGCTGCTGGTGAGGGCGATCCACAACTTGGAACTAGAAGTAATAATATTACTGCTATTGCTGCAAGAGAGGTTAAAGTATCTAAGACACAACTTGCAGTCGATAATGCTACAGGCAAAGACTCATTTGAGGATCAAAAAGAAATTGCTTTACGAAGATTAGTACAAGACCACGAATTTGTTATTATTAACGGATCAAAGGCTTCTGGTGCTTCTGGTGCAGCAAGACAGACAGCAGGTATTGACGCTATGATTTCCAGCCACGTTACAGCTCGAGCTTCTGGTACTTCTATGTCAGTTACTGAAATAGAGGATATTATGGAAGAAGTTTGGGACGATGTTGGAGATGGATTTGTTGGTAAAACTCTATTAGTACCTATGGGTATTGCTAGAACTATCAGCGGGTTTACAACTAATGTAACTAACTATGTTAATGAAACTGATAAGCTTTATAAAAATATAAAGACTTTTGAAGGATCAACTGGTGAAGTTAAAGTTGTACCTCACAAAGACGTTCGAAACGTTGCAGGTAGCGTAACTGTTTACTTAGTAAACGAAGAAATGTACAAAGTATCATATCTTAGAAAACCAAGCTGGGATGAACTTCCCTATGCAGGTTCTGCTAGATATGGAATGTATGAGTCAGAGTTTACCGTAGAGAGTTTGGCTGAGAAAGCAAGCGGTAAGAGAACAGGATACAAAAAAGAGGCTCATTAAATAGTGCTTTATTAGTATCAAGTTTAAGCCCCTTTCCTTGACGGAGAGGGGCTTTTTTATTACATCTACTATATGAGTGATAATGTAATGGGGTTTCAATACGCTAAAGTACCTAGTGATGCAGTTGCTGTGATTGATAAAATAGTGGAAGAGGGGCGTAAGTGTTCCCCTAACGGTAAAGTAGAAACGGACTATGACTGGTATATAGTAAAGAGGTTATGGCAATACTACAAAAAAGCACAACCAAAGGATTACAAGGGTTGGAAAAAGGAAGTTGCTAAAATAAGAGAGGCTTATAAAACTAACAAATACCAAGTTAAAGAAGAGAACGGTGGCTTTTATAAGCACACACTAGAAATTCCCCTTTATTTTTACAAAATATTTAATAGCTTTTTTCCTAATGAACATATAGAGAAAAGGAATTTTTATAGGCGGTTTATCACGGAGATTGACGAGGCAAGACTTAGTGCTAAACACCACAAGATATAGTGTAATCATTTACAAAAACCACAGTATGTTGTACTTATATTATAATTACAAGTTGCGTGGGGGGATATGAAACAACCAAAACTTTGTTTAACTGCTATTTTTAAGGACGACACCGAATTTCACCTTGCCAAAAGAATGCTCAAGTCTTTTACCCCTTACTTTGATGGTCTTTACGTTGCTATTACAGGCACAAGTGGTAAAAACGAGAAACTAAAAAAGCTTGTTAAGAGGTATAAGGGTAAATATATTATAACTACACCAAAAACACACCCTAAAATATATACTAAACATGAGGGTAAGTGGGTATTTTCAAACTTTGCAGAGGCAAGAAATGTAAGCTGGTCATTAATAGATAAAAAATATGATTATATCTCTTGGGCTGACGTTGACGATGTACTTGTTGGGGGTGGGGAAATTATAGAAGCATCAAAACTAGCACTAAAAAAGAAAGCTGATTTAGTATTTTTTAATTACTGGTACGCTGTTAAAACAGATAAACAAGGAAGAGTAGTTGATGTTGTTATTCAACACCTTAGAGAACGTTTAATAAAGCCTAACAAGTTTAAGTGGGTTAGTAGATTACACGAGGTTGTCGTACCTATAGACAACTCAGTAAAAGGAAAGGGGTTTTCATGGGATGAAAGCACCAGTGAGAATAAAACATGTAAGTGGGTACACCTAACCGAGCAAAAAAGAGTTAAAACCGCATTTGATAGAAACATTTTTATACTTAACATACAGGCAAAAGAAGAGGACTACAAAGACCCTAGAACATTATTTTACCTTGCCAAAGTATATTTTGATAAAGGTTCTCCAAAAGACTTGGAAGAGGCTAAGAGGTGGTTGCATAAATACTTAGAGCTTAGTGGTTGGGATACAGAGAGAGCTAATGCTTTGGAATACTTAGGGCTTATTTATGAAAAGCAGAGAGATTATAAAAAGGCTTTGAATGTTTACCACAAGGCTATTATAGAATACCCAAAACTACACCTCACACATTTAAGGATAGCTAATTGCTATTTTATGCTCGGGAAAGATGAGTTTGCAGATCACTGGCTTGATGTAGCTATGAAAATGGAGGCTCCTTCAAGTAGTACAACAATAGGAAACACACACGAAATACTTTTGTTGACTACAACACTTAACTATATGAGTGCAAGACGCAAGAATGATATAGATAAGATGATAGAGTGGTCGGGTAAACGTAGGGCTTTACTAGGTAAAGATGACGGCTTATATGAAGAGGTAAAAAATATACAGAAGATTGATAAGGTTGCAAAGGGGGTTTTTAACCTCTGTAAATATCTAGACAATATACACAGAGATAAACAAGCTATAAGGAAAATTATAGAAGTTTTACCGAACGAGTTGGGGCAGTTACCAGCTATAAACTATATAGCGGGGCAGGTGGGTAAGGTAAAGACTTGGGGTAAGAAAAGTATTGTTTATTATGCCTCTTTTGGTTACCCACATTTTGAAAGTTGGAATTTTGATAGTGCAGAGAAAGGTGGTATAGGTGGAAGTGAAACAGCAGTAATAAGACTTAGCGAAGAGTGGGCTAAGGCAGGGTACAATGTTACTGTCTATGCAGATATTGAAAAGACCAAAAAAAGCCCTAATGGTGTTGAATGGAAACCCTACTGGCAAATAAACTGGAAAGACAAATTTAATATATTTATCCTTTGGAGATCCCCTCACTTAATAGAAAAAGTTAAGAATGCTAAAAAGTTGTTTATGGACTTACACGATGTTGCAGGGCAAACACAGTGGACTAAAAAAGAGATGGACAAGATAGACAAAGTATTCTTTAAAAGTGAGTACCATAGATGTAATTTACCAAAACTACCTGACGAAAAAGCAGTAATAATTTCTAATGGAATTACACTATGAAGAATTTAAAACTATTTTATGGGTCAAGTTATGATAGACTTAACATGTGGCATCATATGATGTACCATAATATTTATGCCAAAGCATGTGGAAAAGGTAAAACTAATTTGCGATTCTTGTCAGAAAGAATATTGGGTGTATCCAAGCAGAATAAGATGGGACAAAGTAAAAGGATACAAATCCCATTTTTGTTCAAGAGCATGCAAGTACGAGGGAGACAAAAAAAGACCAGGTTATTGGAAAAACAAAAAGATGCCCATTACAGCAAGGAAGAAAATGTCGGAGAATCACGCAGATGTGTCGGGCAACAAAAACCCAAATTGGCAAGGTGGGCGGAGAATAAGCAAAGGTGGCTATATTCTATTATGGAAACCCGAACACCCCGATTCCGATTATCATGGATATGTGAGAGAACACCGACTTGTAATGGAAAGCAAAATTGGAAGAAGTTTAGCCTCTCAGGAGGTAGTTCACCATATTAATCATGACAGACAAGACAATAGACCAGAAAACCTCATGCTTCTCAAAAACGCATCAGAACACCAAAAATTACACAGCAAACTCAATCGTGCCCAAAAGACATAAACTCGGATATTTTTCATCGTATGACAGAGGTTTAGAACATCTTTTAAATATATGGTCGGATATTAAGGATACTGTACCTAAAGCAACACTAGACGTTTGTTATGGCTGGTATTTGTTTGATAAAGCCTATGGTAACAACCCAGAAAGGCAAGCTTGGAAAGAAAAGATGAACAAACTGATGGAACAAGAAGGTATTAAACATCATGGAAGAGTTGGACAGGGAGAACTAAGAAAAATCAGAAAAAGCTGTGGTATATGGGCTTACCCAACTCATTTCACAGAGATAAACTGTATAACAGCTTTGGAGTGCCAAAATGATGGTTTAGTACCAGTTGTTATCGAACTTGCCGCTTTAAAGGAAACTGTTGGTAGTGGTATAAAAATACAGGGTGATATTTATATGCCAGAAGTTAAGGAGGAATACAAAAGAAAGCTAATTGCTCTAATGCTTGACCCCAAAAGGTGGGCAGAGGAAAGCAAAAAAGCTAAAGAGTTTGCAAAAAGTTATGACTGGAAAATTATATCTAAGGAATGGTTAAAGTTTCTTTAAAAAATCTTTTTGGTTTTTGGGTGAAAAGATTATTGATATTTATAAATATGACAGCTTATGCCAAAAAGAAAAATAGCACTAATTAAACATGGTAAGGGGGAAACACTAGGACAGTGGTATAGTTGGTGTGATGGACTTTATGGTGCTTTAAATGAGCTTGGTAAGGATTTTAAGGTAAATATATTCGGCTACTCGGATCAAGACTCTTTAATTAAAAAAGAGAACTTAGAGATAAGGCTTTTTACACAACCAAACAGTATGAGATATTGGCTAGATAGTTACCAACCAAACGTTATTTTTGGTTGGGGTACCAGTTTTCATGACTGGCAAGAACTTAACTACAATGGTGTTGCTAGTAAGAAGATATTACTATATGCAGGTGGGAAGCCTGATAGAGCTAACGCAAACAGACTTTTTGATATTGTAGTTGTAGAGAATGAAAGTGATAAGAAGGAATTTAATAGAAGTGTTGTCGCTTTTGGAACTAACACGGATGTATTTAGACCTATGGAGTTAAACAAGATTTATCCAGCTTTTTACCCAGCGGCTTTTGCCTTATATAAAAGACATAACTTATGGGCTAAAAGTGTTCCTGACGGAAGTTTGGCGGTAGGACACATGCAGGATCACGAAACAAGCTGTTTTGAGGTGGTAAAAGAGAATGGACATAGTGTATCACCGCCTTTACCCATGGATAGTATGCCTTTCTTTTATAACCAAAGCTTTGGAACAGTAATAACATCGGAACATTTAGGGGGTGGACAGAGAAGTGCTTTAGAAAGCTTATCTTGTAATATACCAGTGCTTGCTACTAGTGATAGCAAAGCAAGTGAGTTTGAGGGTGTATGGAGTTGTGAGCCTGTTGTACAAGAGGTTAGCAACGCCTACTTAGCAATGGTTACAAGTTTTGAACAAGATCCTATAAATCTTAGGGATAAGTATATTGTTGGAAAGTATGACCATATTAAGTATGCCGAGAAATTAAAAGCATTATTTTGATTACAGTTATAACACCAACAATAAGACCTAAAGGGCTTGAAATAGTTGATATTGCACTAAAAAGGCAAACATTTAGAGATTTTGAATGGTTAGTAGGTAGTCCCACAAATACAGGGTATGGAAAATGGGTTAAAGATAACTTTAAGGGTGGGGTTTGGACACTTAACCGTATTTACAATAAGCTAATAAAAAAGGCTAAAGGTAATTTAATAGTTAGCTGGCAAGATTACACGTTTGCGGATCCCGATTGTTTAGAAAAGTTTTACTTTCATTTTAATAATGAACCAAAGACCCTAGTTTCGGGGGTTGGTAATAAATATACGACAGTATATCCGGAGTTAGGTGCAAAAATATGGCAAGACCCACGAGAAAGAGATGATCAAGGAACTTTTTACAGTGTCTATCCGAGTGATATTGAATGGAACTTGGCAAGTATCCCCAAACAGTCTTTGTATAACATCGGGGGGTTCGATGAGGCTTTAGACTACTTAGGCTACGGTTTAGACGGATTTAGTGTCAATTATAGGGTAGATGATCTTAAAGAAGGTTATGACTTTAAAATAGATCAAACAATAAAAAGTTATTCTTTAGCACATGGTAGGGCTGATGATTGGGAAGAGAAAAACCTTATACATGGTGGGTACAACAAATACATGGCAAAGTTAAAGGCTGTAGGTAAGTACCCCAAACTTGAATACCTAAAGTAATTTAAAATATCATTACACTATGGAAGACACAGAAAATATAATAGAAAAAGCAACAGAAAAAGCAAAAGAGGAAGTAGTCAAGGTAGATAGCAAAGACATACCTATAAGAATAATGCAAAGTAGTGATGAGGTTATTAAAAGCGAGATAGGAAAAGAACTTGGGGTAAAAACAGATGAAACTACAAAATATGACAGGGATTTAACCCTTTTAATGGAGTATGCGGTTAATAAAGGGGCTAAAAACCTTAATGATGCTTTATGGGAAATAAGACAGCTACAAAATAGGGTTGGTAAAGAAGCAATAGGTGATAGCATAAAAAAGTTTAGTAGGTATGCTTATCTTTACAATGAAAGTAAGGCTATAGAAAGAGAGATAGCAAGATATGGCTAATATAAGAGATAACTTAACACAAAAAGAGCTTGAAAAGTTTATAAACATAGGTGGGACTTGGGGTGTAAGGGTTGTAATGCATGATATATGGAATACCTTAAATGAGATAACAAGCGGTACTGATACTTATGTTGGTTATCAAAATGTGGGTGGTGATTGGATGATTAAATATATAGACACCTCAAATGGAAACTCAATAAGATTTGCAACTATAAAGAACAATACTTCAACAGTAGATTACACTACAGCTTGGAGTAATAGGGCTAGCTTAACCTATGGGTTATTTAGCGATGCCTTCCCAAACACTTAGTATTTGAAAACCTACTAGCCTTTTTAATATACATTAAATATGGCTAAAACCTTAGAGGACATTTTAAAAGATATTTCAACTTATGTAGATCAAGCTGATGACACACCAACAGGTGAAGATTTGGCTGTTAGGACACGCTTAGTTAATAGAAGACTTAGAAATTACGGCGAAGTGTACGACTGGCAAGAACTTAGAACTACATACAATTTTTTAACATCACAAGCAAGTCAGGCAACGTTATCTCTACCTACAAACTTTAAAAAACTAGCCTCTCCTTTATATTATTACAGTAGTGCTACCCCAAAAGTATATACAGAGGTTGAACCTAGTGAAGCTATAGAAAATGCTACAGATGAAGTTTTTTATATCATGGGTAACGAAGCCGTAGGCTTCAATATCATAGTACCAAATAGCTTTCCGAGTGGTGCAAGCTTAGTAATGCAGGTACAAAGTTATCCCTCAAGTATTGCAAGCTTAAATGACTATATAAATATTAATACTCCAGAATACCTTACAACAGGCGTAATTGCAGATGTATTAGAAAGTAGGGCGGACGAGAGATTTCCGATAGCACAATCAAAAGCCGATCAGATACTTGCAAACGCTTTAGAGAAAGAACACACGAGAAGAAGCGAGAGTGGTACTAATACAATAGACAACTACTATGCACGTATCAATTTTCGTATCGGTGAATAATGCCCCTACTAGATAAAAGATCAAAACAATTTAGACCTCGCAAAAGCATAATACTTGACTGAGGCGACTTTAGTGGTGGGTAGAATAATATATTTAGACCAACAGAACTAAAACCTAACGAATTGGCAGAGGCTACAAATATAATGCTTACAGGTAAGGGTGTTCCTACTGGTAGGTGGGGAAGTGATGACTACTCATTAATGGGTAGTGGACATATAAGGGGGTTAGGTACTTATATCAATGCAAATACATCAACTAATGACCTATTGGCAGTTAGTGATAATGGGCTACTAGTTAAGAAAAGTGGGGCTAGTTATAGTGTGATAACAGGTGCATCTTTTGCAAGTGGTTATGATGTTGAAATGGCACAGCTTGGAAATTTAACATACTTAGTGGGCGGTGCAAGGGAACTTTGCAAATACGATGGAACTAGCCTTTTAAACTATCCTACTATTGCAAAACCTACAAATGCTTTAGCTACAAACATAAGTGGGGCTAGTGGTAGTACAATTTGGAGTTGGAGAATTACAGCCTTATCGCAAGTTGGGGAAACCTTAGGGAGTGAAGCAGTAGAGCTTTCTAATTTACCCTTTGATTTAACAGAAACCTATATAGGGGTTAGTTGGACAGGGGTTAGTGCGGCAAGCGGTGTTTTGAGAGGTTATAACCTTTATAGAGGAAGTCCTGGAGAGGAAAGCTATATAGCACAAGTAGATAAGGATACAACAGAGTTTTTTGATAATGGCTATCCTCAAAGTGATACTTTATTGATACCTACAAGTGATACAACAGGTGGACCAAATGCAAAGTATATAATGAAGTTTGACGACAGGCTTGTTTTTGCAGGTATAGACGGAGATGATAGTTTGTTGTTTATATCAGGGCGGTATCCATATCAGGACAGACTACACTGGAGCTATGGTGGGACTTATATAAGGATTGCACCAGATGACGGAGAAAAGATTATGGGATTAGGTATTGCAGGGAGTAACGTTAAAGGCGGTAGTGTACCAGCCTCAATACTTGTTTTTAAAGAAAAGAGTACCTATGCAGTAGTCTTAAAGATTGTTACTCTAGGAAACTATGCTTTAACAGACGCACAGTTTCAACAGTTAGCACCTGTTGGAGCAGTATCTCACAAGACAATAGTACAGGTTGAAAATGATACTTTCTTTTTGGATAGAAAAGGAATTTATACGATAGGAAGTGAGCCTAACTTTCTAAACGAGATAAGGAGCAAGGAAATATCAAGCAGGATAAGAAACTACATGAGGGGTTTGACACAAACAGACCTTGACGAGGCAACAGCAGGTTATATGGATAGTAAATATATTTTATCTTTTGCAACTAAAAGGGAAACAGTAGTTTATGACTATGAGAGGCGTTGTTTTTTAGGTCCTTGGAAGACACCTTGGGGAGTTACAGGTTGGCTTAGATACATTGATAGTAGTGGTAGTGAACATTATCTTGCAGGAACAGACACAGGGTATGTAAAAAAGTTTTCCCCGAGTTACAACACAGATAGTGGGGTTATAATTTCCAAAAACCTTAGAACAAGAAAAGAAGATTTTGGAGATTGGTCAGTAATGAAAGTTATTAAACTTTTCAATGTTTTGTTTAGAAATGTTAAGGGTGATGTTATTGTCAACATTCGTTTAGAGGGTAGAGATGGTGTTACTGTAACAAGTAAAAGTTTTAACATTAGTGGTAGTACAGGTGTTGGTGGTTGGGGTACAGACCAGTGGGGTACTTTTCAGACAGGAACAACAAATAATGCAATTGCTATTGAGGGTGGAGAGATTTTAAGATGGGCACAATTATATAAAACAGCTCGTGTCATGCAGGTTGAAGTAATAACAAATAGTGGAAGCTCTAACTTTGAGTTTTTAGGTATTAGAACAGATGCACAACTAATGACTAGCGGGGGGCTTAATCCAAGTACCAGAGTTTAACTTGAAAACCATTATCAACCTTTTGTATATGTAGGGTATGAGTGGAATATATACAATACCAAGCCAAAATGCTTTACAAAGTACATTAGATGCACAGCTAATTGCTGGGGGTACAAGTTTAACCCTAGTAGATGACTGGAGTAGTCATTTTAGTGGTTTAAGTGCTACAAATCCCGCAGTTTTAGTCATTGATAGGCAAGACTCTGGGGGAACAGATACACCAAGTAAAAGGGAGTATGTTTTAGTTACTAATGTTTCGGGAACTACTTTTACAATAGCAACAAGGGGGATAAATGGAAGCTCAGACCAAACACATAGTGTTGGTGCAAGAGTTGAGGCGGTAGTTGATGTTGCTACATGGGGCAGTTTAAAAACGACATTTGAAGCAGAACACAACTCAGCAGACGGTACTCATGACTTTTCGTCCTCTAATGTAGATTTTCAAGGTATAAGTGTTGGTGCTGGTACTACAATGACAGCTATAAAAGACGAGGACACCATGACCTCAGACAGGTCAACTTCTTTAGCAACACAACAGAGTATTAAGGCTTATGTTGATAGTGTTGCAAACAGCACAGCCTCTATATCTTTCTTAATAGACGGTGGTGGTTCAGCTTTGGAAACAGGTATTAAAGGAGATTTAGAAATACCTTTTGACTGTACTATAACGCAAGCAACGGCTATGGCGGATCAGTCGGGGTCGGTAGTTGTTGATGTTTGGAAAGATACTTATGCTAATTTTCCACCAACAGATGCAGATAGTATTACAGCCTCTGCTCCTATAACCATAAGTTCAAGCACAAAATCCCAGGATAGCACACTAACAGGCTGGACAAAGACAATTAGTGCGGGAGACATACTTAGATTTAATGTAGATAGCTGTACAACCATAACAAGGGTAGTAATTAGTTTAAAAATTACAAAATCATAATGGCAATATCTTATTCAGTTTTAACACAAGGGAAAGATACTAGCGACAGATCTAGTTATAGTACAGCTAGTATAACGCCAACAGCAGGTAAAACTGTTTTTGTCTTTGTGTCTAGTAAAGTAGGCAGTGGTAATGGAAACCAAGCTTCTTTAAGTGGTAACAATATAACTTGGGAAGTTATTAATAGTATTCCCTTTGGGATAAGAAGATTAACAGTATTTAAAGGTAAAAGTAGCTCCCCTAGTACGGGGGCTATTAGTATATCTTTTTCAGGGCAAGGGCAAATTGGATGTGCTTGGGGGGTTGTAGAGTTTACAAATGCTAACTATGGAAAAACACCCGTTCAAAATGTTGAAAGTTTTCCGAATAATGCGGTTAGTTATTTTTCAGTAACTATGGGTGCTTTTTCTAGTTCTAAGAATGCCACAATGGGGTGCTTCTTTTTAGATAATACGGACTCTTCAGTAACGGCTGGTAGTGGGTTTACCAAAATAGTGGATCAAATAGCTGGTAGTGGCGAGGATTTTAATCACCTTGTAGTTACTTTTAAAGATACTAACGATACATCAGTTGATATAAATATATCCTCTCAAAGGAGGGCAAATGGTATTGGTTATGAACTAAGTCACACAGTACCTGCTGGAAATTTTGCACAAATTATAGGTTAGGTTATGAAAAGGAAATTATACAAGATAAAAAAATTAATAAAAAAGATTAAAGTTTTAAAAAAAAATCTAATAAAAAAGCTACACATTTAATATGGATAAAATTATTACATTACTTTCACAACTTAATAAACAGAACGGATCACCGATTATTACGTTGGTTAGTATTGCTCTTCTTTCGCTTACTGCTTATTTTACTTCTACTGTTGCTACTAGAGCAATACAAGATAGTATCAACACCCTAGACAGTCGAGTAAGTGCTATAGAAATAGACAGGGAGGAAACACCTAAATTTAGAGAACAGGTAAGACAGAACGAAAAAGAAATAGCTGTATTTAAAGATAATATAGGTGATATGAAGACAGATATTAAGGATATTAGAAAGTTTTTACTTGGTAAATGATTACACTACAAAAAGGCTTATTTAAAGGAAAAGGTAGGCTAACACAAAGATTTGGAGCTAACCCACAAGCCTACGCTAGATTTGGTTTAAAAGGTCATAACGGTATAGATTATGGTATTCCTACAGGTACAGAGCTTTATAGCTGTATTAATGGAAAAGTAACAGAGATTGCAAACGATGTACGTGGTTATGGAAAATATGTAAAAGTAGAGAATGGCAAATGCGGTGTTATTTATGCACACCTAAACACTTGGAAGGTTAAAGTAGGACAACAAGTTGTTGCAGGGCAACTCTTAGGGCTATCTAACAACACAGGAAATAGTACAGGTCCTCACTTACATTTTGGTGTCTTTCCCAAACCTAGAAATAGAAAAAATGGTTTTGTAGGATATATTGACCCTTTAGATAAAAAACTTGTTAAGTGGGTAGATAAGATTGATGACAATACTGGAACATCAGGCGACAAGCCAAAATACGTTGAATTTTCACCAACTAAAAAACTACCAGACAGTTTTTACAAAATAAATGAATTTAAAAAGTTAAAAGACAGAAAAATTGTTAAAGGTGATGAAGCCTTTGACACTCTTATGTCTATATTGCTAACTACCGATGAAGATCGAAACAAAGCTATTGCTGAACTTGAAGAACAGAAAAAACATTTTGATGACGAAGTTAAGGCACTTAATAACACACGAAAGCAACTACTCAGAGAGCAGAAAGAAGCCTTTGATAGTGAAATAAGCTCTTACGAGGAAAAGATTAAGGAACTGGAAGAAAAATTATCAAGTTATCCAAACAATATGGCAAACAAAAAAGATGTAGGTAAAAAATGGTATGCAAGTAAAACAATATGGATTGCAGTTGTAGGGGCTTTAACCTCTATTGCTATAGCAATTCAATCACAATATCCCGAAGTGGCTGTTGTTGGAATTGTTGTTAGTGTTTTACAAGTTGCAAATAGGTTTTTAACAGACCAACCAGTACAAAAGAATTTAAGATAAGAAATGCCAAACGTGACTTTTGATTATTTATTAGGTAAACCCTTAATGCACACACACTCAGAAAGTGATTTAGGGGGGGTACTAGATAATAGGTATGTTAATACTACTGGGGACACTATGACAGGAAACCTTGTCATGTTAGGAGCAAACGTTGACCTCGGTACAAACTACCTTGTCGGTGAGGGGGGCAGTAGTGGGGTATATGTTGATAGCTCCGGAAACGTCGGCATCGGCACCACCTCTCCTTCTCAGGCACTTGACCTTATTGGCTCTTTAGAACTTGAAAACACAACAAGTAGCACTACAGGAGTAATATACAAAGGTACCATCCGCTTTATACACACCTTCTCTCATCCATCTGGAGACTCTGCTGTACCTGTTGGACAAAACACTT